CAGCCGTTGCGTTGTTTTGGGCCACAAAGGGAGCCAGACGTACGCCATAACGTACACGTTGCTCTTCGGTTGGCGTGCGGACAGGCCATATGCGGGCGGTGTAACCGCGACGCTCTAGCTTTTCGTAAATTGAGTTTTCAGTTTGTGGCGTGCCTAGGAACACAATGCGGCCCTTGGGCTTTACCACGGCATCAAACTCCTTAACTGCTTCAGACAGCTTAATTCGCATAAGCTCGGTTTGGGAGTTACCTGAAGTCTCAATATCGTCGGCAATGATCAGGTCGGCTCGGCTCCCGGTGATTTGCCCCGTGATTCCGACTGACTTTACCGACGGGGCGTGGGATGCAGGGGCGGGCCCAACGTCAAAGCTTTCTTTGGAGTTACGCTGTTCCTCCCGGGGACGTAGGTGCTGAAGGATCGGGATTTCGTTGATTAGCCGAAGGGTAAATGTGGTAAAATCGCTAGCACGGTTTTTGGACGCCGAAACCACCAAAACGTTAATGGTGGGGTCAAATAATAGCTTGTGGCATACAAAGGCAGACGTGATCCAGCTTTTGCCAATACCCCGGAAAGCCTCAATAATTTGACGGTCAGGTCCGCCTCCTAGGCGCTCCGCAATGTCGTATTGGATGGGCGTAGGATCGGGAAGGTTAAGGTGCTTCCACACCAAGAACAAAAAGTTTCTAAAGTCCCGTAACCGGGGGTCTAATTGCATCTAGTAATTTAGCCCCACGTACCCGGGAGCAGTCAAAGGGTATTTAGCGCTTGTCTCCGCGATTGGCTCGGATCGAGCGAATGCGGAGGTTGTGGTAGCCGTTGTTATGCGGGTTGCCGTCTTTATGATCGATGTCCTTGCCCTTAACAGCGGCCTTTCCGTGCTTCTTAATCATTAGCCTACGGGCCCTGTGGCGGGCGGCTTGCGCCTTTAATTGCTTTGGCGTGCCTTGGTACTCGCGGTATTCTTTTGCGTAGTCCCGGTCTTTGCTCACAAAGTGTTAATTCCTGTAGCGGCGTTGGAAGCGTTAATGCTTAAATCTATCTGCCCACCGCGCTTTTTGCGAAGTCCAGCAAGTCCTTCAGCTTCGCTAGCGCTAAATGGGTCGTAGCTGTCAGCACCGGGAGGAGGTAAATCCTTGCCCGGCATTTGTCCTAGCTCCGTTGGCTCAATACGAAGACGGCGTTTTCCTAGAGACTGTGAAAGCCTGAGATCACCACCAGCCATTTCACCTCTTCGCAATGCCGATTGTGAGGTCCCTGCTACTGTTGGAGCCTTAAGCGCATAGCTTACATTTCTTCCGTATAAATCGTTTCCAGCGGCCCAATACTCATTGTAATCCCAAGCCTTGTTTTTTCCGTCCCGAGCGGCGTAACCGTAGTAATTTCCTAATTCTCTAGCCCCGGGGTGGCCCTTCCATCCAGTAAAGACACGCCCAAACTCGGTAGTGATTTTTTTAGAATAATCGTACGAGTCTGCTTGGCCGGGAGTAGGTACGTATCCGGGGCTATAAGTTTTAGCCTGAGTCTGTTGAAGATACTGTCTTTGGTAAGCCATATTATTTTCCGGGTTTTTCTATTCTAAACCGTCTAGAGGCTGACAAGGCAATGGCAAGCATTTGCTTTCTGCTTCTTCGTTTGCGAAAAGGCTTGCGCCTGTTTTCAATTCGAAGCTGACGAAGGTTTGCGCCAATATCACGACCTAGGGGCATTTGAATTAAACGGTAGAGCTACCGCTTCCTTTATTGCTGTTCCTTTGATTTCAAGGGCATCTCGGGGCTCGGCAAACGGAAGAGCCATAGCAAGATTAAAAACAGGAGCACCTTTATCAAGGGCCGCAGTAATATCATTGTCTTTGAGGAATTTGACTGCGACTGATAAGTCTGCGGGAGTTGCATCACCACTTGTAATGCGTGATAAAAGCTCTTCAGCCACCGCATCATGGAGTTTAGCAAGTGATTCTTTGGCTTTATCAGAAGCGGACATTATGGCCCGCCAAAGATTTTGTGCTTTAGCCCTTCAATAACAAGATTAAACCCAACAGTAATCCCGGTAATAACTCCAAGCGCCTTCATGCTTTGTCCTTCAAGATGGCGCAACCGCTCGTCGTGCTTCTCAAACTTTTTGCGAAAATCTTCTTGGTTTTGTAGAACCTGATCTAGTTTTCCTTCAAGCCGACCAAGGGAGCGGTTTGTATCTTCCGACATGGCCTACATTATCCTTCAAAAATTGCGCTTATAAAACCAGCGTCAAATACGTCCGAAGTAGCAAAAGTCGCTTTAATTTTTGTCACATCGTATTGAGCCGCAACTTTTGATCCAGCAAAACTATATGTAGCGGCCACGTCGCTGGGAGCCAACAAACTAGAAGCCGCATAACGAAGACCCGCACCCATTTTGTAAAGACTGAACGTTCCGTGAACAGTTGTAGCGGGAGCCATCGAAGTTGTAATAGAAAAACCGTAAGAAACACTTTGAGCAACTGAAGGCAAGCTTCCATTTAAATTAAGGGAAGTTGAGCCCAAATAACCATTTGTTTCGTAATTTGTTAGATCGTTGCCCACCTGAACTAACAAACCTCCGCCGCTAACGCTTGAAACACCAGAAAAAAGAATAGTTGTTTTTTTGGCCCACGTTGGAACAACAAACTGGGCTTGTATTAAGCCAGTAACGTCTTGTGGGGGAGTAGAGCTAACGCGAGTCAGTCCGTCAGTCATTGGTTGAGTTACTTTTGTTAGAGGCATAAATCCTTTTTAATCTAATCTTTCTACAAACATTGTTGTGTACGCACTTGTGTGTGTAAACCAAGACCCTCCTGAAATAAACATAAAAGGGGATATTGAGCTAGAACCGCCAAACATTCCAAAAAATCCAACAAGAGTGTGAAATTGGTAGCCAAGAAAATTTTGGTAACTGTAAAATGCCACATTTGCTGTTGTAGCCCCTAGTCCAAGCTGGCAGTAACCGCTACCAGCCCCTAAAATTAGACCTTGTAAGGTTATTTTATAAGTTCCTGTTGCAGGAGCAATGTACGTTCCGCTTGAAAAACCTCCTGTAGTAACAAATCCGTTGCTACTAGAAGCTCCATTATTTGTAACAACACTCCAACCGTTTGACGCTCCTATTTGTTGCCAAGTACCGTACGTTGAGTATTGAGTTATTGGAGCGGTTTGTCTTCCCCAACCAGACACAGCGCCTAAAGAAAGTACCGCATAAGCGTTCTGCCACCTAGAGCCCGTCGAATTAGTAACTGATACAATGCGACCTTTGTTATCAATAGAAAAAGTCTCAACAAACCTAGGATTTATTGCTCTACTTAAAACAGGAGAATTAGGGAGTCTATCTGCATTTAACGTACCAGAAGAAATGTTATCTGCGTTTGTTTGGTCAAGGTTTTGAACATTCGCTAACCCAACAGTTGATTTAGTCAGCCCGTTAACTGTTTTTCCTGTAAAATCTATAGTTGAAGCTAATTTATTAGAGGTTATTTCTCCATTTAAAATTTTAACACTTGTCACCGAATCTGCGGCTAGTTTTCCAGCAGTTATGGAAAGCGGAGGAATTTGCGAATCACCGACTGGCACTTTAAATCCAACACATTGCACAACAATCGAAGACCCTGTGGGGGGAGGCTCTGAAAACAAAATATCTAAATTAGTAGTTGCTAGAATTATTGAAAAATCTGTGTCTGGTTTTTGTACTACTCCATCTATTGAAACTAAATATGAAGAAGATGTTAAAATAGAAGAAGGGCCTGATACTTCTAAAGTAAATTGAGAATTTCCGTTCCCTACAAAAGAGAAAACAGAAGGGGGATTTGTAGTGCCAAAAATAACGGCATTAGACACGGCTTGATTCACAGATGCTAAAGTTGCCGCATCTTGCGCCAAAACTGGTTCGGCCAGACCAGTTACTCGGTTTCCGCCCATAGCCAGATTACCTGACATGGTGTCACCAGCTTTATTTAGTTTCAACGTGTCAGTAGTGTCTACGTAGTCCTTGGTTGAAGCATCACTAGCCGCCGTTGGCGTTCCCAATCCAGTAATCTTGTTATTAGACATTGCCAAGGGGCCCGTCATAGTGTCCCCGGTGACGCTTACAGTAGTACTGTCAACGTAAGATTTATTAGTAGCTTCGTTGGCTTGAGTAGGCGTAGCAAGGTGGGTTATCTTTTTGTCCTGAGCGTAAAAGTCTGAAGTTCCAGCGCCGATTTGAAGAGCCGTGTCGTTAAGTTCAGTAGTCTCCTGATTGATATAAAGCGTCTGCCTAACGGCTGTATCTAAATCAGATTCGAGCAACGTCGATCCGTTAACAAAATCCACTAAGGCTGAATCCTTGAAAGTAACACGACGAATGCGAACAATCGCCCCATTAGCCGGGGTGTTTCCAGCAGTAAAGACAACGCGAGTTGGATTAGTGGAAACCGTGTAGTGAGTGCCCTGAACTTTAGCTACGTCATCCACAAACACCTTAACGTGAGACACGTCTAGGTACGGAAAAGTGAACGTATAGTTAGCTACGGGAGCTTCATAATCAATGTAGGTATTCGGCATAAAATTACGTAGTGTCCTTTTACACTATTGCTTTAACTGTGACAAGAGTTCTTCTACGCTCTGACCACGTCTAAGGGCTAATTTAACTCTAGTTGTTGTGTTAACTTGCTGGTTTACGTCTGGAAACTCGCGAAGCATTGTTTCCTTAGCCCTTGCACGATAAGTACTAAGAACTTTTCTTATTTCCTTAGTGCGAGGCGAGTCAAAATCGTCAATAAGCTCAGAGCTAAGTTTTTGGTATCGTCCGTTAGCTATAAGCTTGTCTAATGCCTGACGAAGGGTTCGTCCGTTGATCCTAATCTCAGACTGTAGCTCAAGCCATCGGTCATAAGCCGTTTGCCCCTTGTTGTTCTCGTATTGAGTTAGGTCAAGCCCTCCGTCTTGGATTGGGCGAGGCAGGGTAAATCCGTGCTCAAGGGACGCGATTTCGTCCATGATTTTATCCTTCTTGTAGCTACTGACAACAATCGGGTTTACGTAGTCAATTCCCGGGGCGATGCCCGTGCGCTCGACTTTTTCACCAAGAATGTTTCTTGTCGGGTCTACGGTACGCGAAGCGCCGGGCAATCTACGAAACACCGTGTCAAACCATCCCCTAGCTTCGCGCATATAGGGGTCGTCCCCAAAGCTTCCTACGGCTTGCGACACGGCGGAAGGAATGTAGGAGCCAAGCCTGTTCTGCAAGAGCCGAGGAGCAAAGCGCTCAGGCTGAGAAAGGGCGTCAGTAATCTGCTCGATACCCGCAAGGTAGGATTTGTTGGTAATGTTTCTTGAGATAGCCACGGCCATTGCGGCCATTGAAGTTTGAAGGGCGTTTTCGTCCTGTGCCTTTAAAGCCATGGATCGCTCGGCAAGATCAGCCGCCAGCCCAAGGAAGGAAGCAAACGGGTCGAGGCGTTGGTAAGAGATGTACTGATCCCCAACTTTAATGCTGTAAGGACGCCACCCGGTTTGCATCTTAATCTTTTTCTCGTTTTCATCGGCAGGGCCACCGCCAGTAATCGTGCCAGAAATAGCGGCCATAACAGCCGTGGAAGACAAGCCCAAGCCAACGTAAATCTTGCCACGGGCGGCGGCTTCAACCATTGGATCGCCAGACGCCAACTCTCTAGCAAGCCTGAGTTTTTCAGCGCCTAGGAACGGAATCTTTTCAAGACCAGTACCGTAAACAGCCGCGCCGTAAGTGTACTGCCCGACCATCTTCAAGATGTTCATCGGTGTTGTCACAAACGGGACGACCAAACGAAGGCCCGGGTGGTTGCTAGCGGCCCGCTCTAAGAATAACTGTACGGACGCTTTCCCTGTCAAAGGATTGCGCTCTCCACGACGGGTAAACGTCACTTCCTGAGCTACGTCAAAAGCGTAATCAGAAAGCGCCCCACGCGACGAATCCCAATTCTTTGAAACATAATCAGCAATAAAATCTGCGGCTTCAAGCCCGTTAACATCGTCACCGAACTGCCGGGCCGCTTCCACAACCGCCTGAGCCCGGACGGCCTTTTTAGTGTAGCGACGGCCATCGCCCATAATAATGTTGCTAAGGCGTGCGTTGACCCACTCAGCTACAGCCTTAGGATCGGTAGATTTCTCGCCAAGCGCTTCCATGGCCTCGATTGTGGCTTTGGCCTTGGCGTAAGAGCGATAGTTAATCTGCTTAAAGAACTCGTCTGTTCCGTTAAGTATTCTGCTAGGGGTGCGAACAACTGTTCCAAAGAAGTCAGCGATACCAGCCAGCACAGGGTTAGCTTCCCGTTCCTGACCAAGCAATTTAGTTACGTTTTCCCCGGTGATCGCAGGGCCTTTTTCAATCGGAGACGAGGAACGCTGTAAAATGCTGTCACCTTCCTTAAAGGCTTTCATCCCGAGCTCCATGGCTTCTTTCCAAGAATCCATCATGTAGCCGTAGACGTTAATAAACTCATCTGCCATCATCTTGTATTTTGTGTCACCCGTGTTTCGGTACATCATGTACGAGCCAAGCGCTGACGTAACAGGCTTAAGCATTGTGTTAATTCCAGTAGCTAGGGCGTTAACTGAAAAAGTTCTCGGTCCAGACAACAGGAAGTTAATCCACAACTCGTTGTGCATATCGAGAGCAGACACGGGCGCTTGCGAAACAAGCCCCGCCGCCCCGTGCTTGGAATAAAGCTTGTCCAGTTTTTCTAGGGTAATCTCAACTTGCTCCTTGCCGCCAGCCTGTTCCATAAGGCTTTTGGCGTATTCGACAAGAGTTGTAGTTTCTTTAATCTGCTTAAACACGTTGAGGTTACGCCCAGCCGAAGAACGAATAGTCTGGTATCCAAACAACACTTCGCGAAGGTTGTCTTGAACTTGGGTGGCGGCCAGATAGCTTTCAGCGTACTTCTTTAAAATTGTTGGGTCGTTAGGCGACTTAAGTAGCCAATCACGGGCCCTCAAGAACTCAGCCGTGTGCTGGCCTTGCTTATCCTTCAGGGCCACGGCCATGCCGTAGTAAGCACGGATACGTGCGTCTAGGTGGCGCTCGTTACGGGCGTCCTTAGCCAGACGGCTTAGAACGGCGTTACCTCCATCCATCTTTTTAATAAAATCTAGGGCCTCTTTGGCCACAACTTCTTGCGTCCTGACAGGGCCTTTGGCCTTTTCAAGCACGTCAGCAAACGTCTCCATCAGGGCCAAGGATGCCCGGTGCGCTGTTTCCGTATCTTTAAAATCTTCTAAGTTAAATACAGGACGGCCCCCGTCATCCACCCAAGCTTTAGCTAGGTTCTGCAAGTCCGTTGGGTTTGCTTCAAAAAGCTTAACGTAGTTTTCAAAACGTTTGCGTGTTTCAGGGCTTACTTCTGGAAGGATTCTACCTACTTCTCCCGGGTCAGCCCCTATCGCTCTAGCCCGAGCCATAAACCTAGCGTCCGTGTACCTAGGAGTTTTTTGAGCAAGCTCAAGCGTAGACAATTTCCATCCGCCCCAAGTTGGCTTCTTACCGTAATTCTCTCCTTTAAGAACGTATTCAAAAATATCGTTTAGCGTAGCCGGGTCTTTTCGCCCAAACATTGAGCTCAACGTTTCTTTAATTTTTCCAAGAATCTCTTCAAACACGGCCACCAAATCTTTGTGCTCCGTTTTGTTTTTAATCACGTACTCAGCAAATGATTGGGCAAACCATTCAGTTTCGCTTTTGGCAAAGTATTTAGCGTAGTAATCGGGCTCAAAAGTCTTTCTTGTCGCGGCTACGCCTTCTTTAAAGAAACCAACTCGTTCTGATCGAGTAGTTGCCGAGTAAGCGTCAGAAATAAGCCTTTTCTGCTCAGGGCTTAAAAGAGAATAATATCCAGAGTGCCCGTATTCATGCCAAAACGTAGAAAGTGTTTGAGCCTCTTTCTCTCCTATTTTGTATTTATCAGCCAGCGCTTTTTGTAGAGTAATTAAAGGCTTCCAACCGGGTACTACGGCCCCGTCTTTCCTTACAGAGGTTTCTATAACCCCACCTCTACCAAGGCTTGTGGATTTAGACGTTAAAGTAGCTACTTCTAAATTTTTAAGGTACTCGTCATTTGCTTCGGCTTTCCAGAGTGTACCAATAATAAGGTCTTTACCGTTTTCAGTTAAGCCCTTGTCCTCGACAAGCAAGTCAAGGCGTTTAGTAAACTTTGCGTGACCCTCGCCGCGCTGGTCAAAATTTGCTCGTAGCTCTTGCGGGCTAGCAAACTGATTTATAGGAGCGTCACGGCCCAAAAGCGTCTGGCCTTGAGCTAAATCCTGTTTTAGTCCTTCAGCGCCTTCAACAGATTGCCTAAGCTGGTCTTGGCGACCAAGCTCGGTTTCCATCACCTGAGCGGATTCGCGTGCGGACTTTACAAGCGGGTCAATTTCTTTTCCAGCTTCTTCTAATACTTTTTCGGCTTCTGCTGTTTTCCCGGCTTCAGCAAGGTTTCTGGACTTTTTAAGCGCCTTAATACCAAGCATAACGCCGTCGATGACTCCACCGACCATAACCCCTTCAAGAACATTTTTAATTCGTCCCTCTAGAAGGCTGTCATCTTTGTCAGCCGCTAGGTATTCAGTTACAGGGTTTTCTAGACCCGGGATGCCTTGAATAAGATTAGAAAGGCGCTCTTCGTGTTCGTCAAAAACTGAGAAATCTGCTACAGCGCCAGCAACCGCCCCACGGCCTATTTCTGACCTTTGGAGCCAGCGCCCGATTGAACCCATTTTAGCTAGCTTGCCGACCTTTGCCGCTTTATTTATCACACCAAACACCGGGATAAACCCGACAGCAAATTCTGTACCTACTTCAACAAATCCTCCTACCGCTGTTTTTGTTTTAGGAAGATATTGAGTAAGTAAATCATTAGGAAGTGCTCCAAAAGCAACTAAATCTGCAACGCTTTCAACTGCCCCGGCAACACCTCTAGCCGCCCCGGTAGCGGCATCTAGCAAGTAATCTTCAGCGCCTAGCTCTTGTGTGGAAGGAGCCAAAGCATCCTGAGCCGGGCTAGGAGCGGGCTGGTTAGGTTGTACAGGGGTTTGTAGTTTAGGTGCTGAAATCTCAATGCTCTCAGAAGGCTGAGGCTGAGGAGCAACGGCTGGTTGTTGAACTGGTTCGGCTACAACTGCACGACGACGAGTGAGTCCGCCTTGCTCGAGCTCGGTGTAAACTGAATCAATCTCCTGATTTAATTCTTCAGGAGATACCTGATCTAAAAAATCCATTATAGTCCTCTTCCTCGACCAAGAGATTCAACCGCTAGCGCTTGGGCTTGGAAAAATTGCGGTACATCGCGAATGCTTAAATTCTCCATAATCTTCCTTGCACGTTCATCCCCGTTTCTATACGCAATTCGGAAGCTTGCAAGCTCTTCTACAGAGGTAAACACCGGGGTTACTAGAGGGTTAAGGTTTGGGTCAATTTCGATGTTTTCGTCAGTTTGGCCGTAAAAAATCTCAGCCGGGGTGTAGCCTTTAGAAGCCTTAGCTGTCCAATAGCGATACTTGTCAGCTTCCATTTTAGCTGTGCTTTTAGGGACATCATACGTCCGCACGTCCATAATAAGGTCTGAACTAGGGGCCAATAGCTTAGTTTCAGTCTTTTTCCTCACTTCTTCGGCTGTGCGGGCGACAACTTTATCTACTTTAGCGTCCAAACGAGCCAAATCACGCTTAATAATATCAGCCCGGTCAGGAGCAATACCCATTTTAGAAGCCCTAGCTAGTTCAACAATGTTCCGAATGCGGTTACGATACGTCTGTACTTGAGAAACTTCGTCAAAATTTAGCCATCCGGGTCCAGCTAAAGACTTATCGGTATCTTGCGCGGCCTCTGCTTTAGCCCGGACCTCAGCGTTGCGTTTTTCTTCAATATCAATAGCTTTAATCTGCTTGTTTCCGTAATCTTGAAGAGTTTTTACAACCCTTTCGCGTACGTTATTCATAACAATCGGAGCGGCTTTATCTTGAGTCATGCCCGGGTTGCCAGCTAAGTAGGCGTCCATCTCGACTTTTACAGCTTTATTAAATTCTAGGTCTACAAGCCCTGCTAAAGCATTTGCCACAGCGGGTCTATCGTCAAATTCAATCCCAATCGAGCTCTTAACTGCGGCCCGTGCTTCGGCTGAAGACTGACTTTTTAGTAAAGGCTCATAGCTTTTTAAAGACTGCAACGCTTCAAGCATTTTAGCTTGGTTTGTCCCGTTAAACCCGCTCTCTTGGCCAAGATCGTAGAGTCTATTGGCCTCGGCAATGTCGTTGTTGACGATAGCAGTCTGAAACCTTGTCATATGCTCGGAGTTAGGCTGTGCGTTAAGGTTACGGCGTTCCTCAACCAGCTTCCTGACCGTGTTTCCAATAACTCCGTGTAAGTCGGTCTTGGTGGATAGAGGAGTTTGGACAAAGTTCCCAGAGCCGTCAGGAAGAGGAACGTTGGCGGCAATAAGAGCGCTGGTAATATCGTTAATTGCGTTGGGGTCGTTGATGTTCTTGTACTGATCAATCAAAATATAGGCCCTGTCTTGAGCGGCAGTAAGTACATTACCTCGTTCTTGAAGAGCGGACCCTTCTTCTGTTTGAATCGTTCGAATAACAGCTTCTTCCATGTTATTAAACAACTCTAAAGTGTTTCCTTCTCCAACAATGTACCCATTAGGCAGTTTAGTGTTCTTAATTGAATCAATGACCGAAAGGGCTTTGTCTGGATTTGTACGCCGCAACTCATCAATGTAAGGCATTACCCCGGTTTTAATGGCGTAGTAAGTTGGGTTTGACATCCCGCTTGAAGCGGCTTCGCCAACAGCCGCGATGAAAGAGCCTACAACTGCTTGCGTTTGCTCTTCGGAAGGCAAAGCTTCAGCGGATTTAAAGCCGCGCTGAATAGAAATACCAAGCTGGTTCCTAGCGTCGATCTCGCGCTGTTCCAAACGTCTGTTTAGCGCCGACGTTGAAAAAGACTTAAAAGTGGTGGCCGCAACTTCATTCGCCGCCGCCTTTGCAAAAACAGAATCTAAATTAAAACCAGACTTCTTTTGATACTCCGCCCACGCTTGAGCCTGAATGGATTCAATGGGCTCAGTATTCTTTGGATCGGACATTTTGCCCATCCAATTTTGGTGAAGGTACTCTTGAAATCCCGGGGCAACAATGTTTTTAGCCGTGTTCTCCATGTAGCTTTTCCAGTACATGGGGTTACTGCTTTCTTTAAGGACACCAGCTTTAACAGCGTTTTGAAACCCCATCCGAAGGACTTGCCGGGCTTTTTCAGGATCAGAATTGGCGTCTGCTTCACCTTCCTGTCTTGCTTCTACGGCTTCGCCACGTAAATAAGAAAGGCCGAACGAAGCTAACTGCGAATTTAGCCCTTTGAGAGATTCGGCAACTTGGAGTAGCTCGTTGCTCTCTGAGGGCTGAGAAGCCGCAGGGGCCGGGGGAGCCATAAGCTGTGAAGCTTGGACCAGCGGAGACGGCGTAATAGAAGGAGCAAAGCCTAAACCTCGCTCCGCTCTGCGCGGAATGATTCTTTCCTCGGCCATTAGATGTTAAAGCGCCACCCGTCACCGCCGGGGGTGGTGTTATCTTGCAATCCACCGCCGCCAGTTCCGCCCTGATAGTAACGGCCTTGGTAATAAGTTTGACCAGCGCTGAGAACGTTGCCGAGAGCGTTAATAGCAAACCCAGCAAAAGAAGGGCGCTGAATTGGTCGGTTGATTTGAGCAATGTTCATTTGAGACGAGAGGCGCGAAGTATCCAAATTCATCTGCAAAGCTTTGTTCATATTCTTTGTAGTTTGTTCATAGTAAACATCGCGCATCTGCCCCTGCCTAGTGCTGGCTTCAAAATAACCTAGCTCTTGGCGGTTGATTTCCCCCAAAAGCGATTCAACTGCAATACCGCCAATACCAGCTTCGCCAGCGGCCACGGTGGCTCGGGACGACGCCGCTCTAGCTTCCATTGAAACTTTATTAAGTTCCCGCGAAGCGGCTTCTTTTTCCTGTGCCTGACGCAAGCGAAGCGCTTCTTGTTCTTGTTGGTTTTTTAAAGCTAATTGGGCTTGTTCTTGTTGGGCACGCTGTTGTTCCAGCGTGATCATTTGATTTTGGTAAGAAGCCTGTTGACTAGCTTGTTGTTGGGCCCCTACGTACTGAAGGGCAGTAGAGGCTAGGCCGACTACAAGGCTACCAATGGCGAATACTGCTGGGGCACACATATATCAGAGTTTTACGCTTAGAAATTCAATGTAGGGTTCTTTATTCAATCCGTATTCCTTATACTCCCTAATAAACCTGAAGCCAAGCCATTTAAGCCAATCTACGTGCAATTTATTCCAAAGGCACACAACGTTAAATAGTATGGGGTATAGTTCGTGAAAGGACTTAATCCAATTAGGGCTTTGCCTGAGAAAAGCAATCTTTTCCTTTAGTAAGTCGTTGCTTCCCAACAACCATATTACGCCAACCGTTGGGCTATAATGATTTACGCCGAAAATGGCCACAACCTCGTTTTTGATAGTTATGCTGTATGTATAGGGGGATTGGATGATCCCTTGTTCTATGGCCTTCCCGGGACATCCCGTAGTTACGGCCCTTATTTCGCGCAAGTCTTCAGGGCGTAACTTAGGAGCTAGGGAAAAAGCGTCCTCAGGAAGCGCCTTTCGGACAGCGCAACCACGCTCATAATCCCAAACTTCGTCAGCCAGCCCTTTGAGAACGGGAGACGTATTGTGCCTCGACGTCCAACGAAAGGAGGGAGCAGGGGTGGGGTGAGTCATTTACTAAAGATATAAGTACCTGATCATTTTTAGAAAGAATAGGAAATTTAAATATACCATCCCGTAAACTATCGAAGTTAACAGCCGCAGTTGGAGTCCCAGCGGATTGGTTATTACAGACATACTCGTAGGTTGTTGGGTACACGTTGTTAATTGGGACAACCCGGACCTTAAACGTTCTTGTTTTATCATAAGAAAGAGAGGCTCTTTTTAGATACAACTTACCTACAGACACAACGGTTGGGTTTCCCCTTGCTCCCGGGGCCCTGATAACTACACGCCCCAAAGTGTGTTCCATTGTGTAGTTTTCCCCAATCCACAAGGAAACAGTCGAATAATTCCCTTTTACAGTTAAGAAATAGCTTTCTGCTGAGTTAACCGGGACCACAGCACCTCCCACGCCCGTAGTAATGGGGAGTTGGCCTACGCCTCCTCCAACCGATTGAGGAACATAGCCCGGTCCAGAAAACGTAGTGGCTCTTGTAATTACAGCCGCCTTAGTCGGGTCTATTCCGTAAGGAAGCGTAAATGTCGTCAACCCCGTGTTTGCATTAAAAGTTTTAGTAACAGCGGAGCTACTTATTTTTCTGTCTAAAAGTACCGAGTAAGAAGAAAAAGAATCTGTTTTGTTCGATTGAAAATCAATTCTTTCCAAATAAGTTCCGTCACCTCTAGTCGTTACAATGTATAATTTGTTATCAATAAAGTCTACATTTTCAATAAACGTGACACCTGAAGTTGCGTTTGGATCGTCCGGGTCACTACCAATCGTAAACTTACACCAAGCAGACTGTAATTTTTCACTTCCGTTAAAAAAGTACTTATACATATAAAAGCCGTTTTTTAGTCCGCTAGACATAACAACAATCATCTGCTCGTTGTCCGACCCAACAATTTTTGAGACAGTACCTTTAATGTAAGATGGAATGGAAGCTGAAATGTCAACTCCGTCTAAATACTGGCTTTCCGGGTTTAGATAGTACTCCTGAATACCTGAAAACGAATCCCTGTTGAATGCAAAATAGATGTTTTTTCCAACAGCCACAGGCTGGCTTGCTGTAGAACACGCAAAGTTAGTGGTGTTTTGGATAGATACTGTTTTGGAAGTAAGGTTATCTGCACTTTGAAGGGAAAACTGAGTCTGGTCAGAAAACAGTAGGAGCTTTTCGTTAAATGGGATTCCAGCAAACAAGATAGAAACTTTATTAGAGCTAGAAGCTACGTCGATTGGGTCTGAGTCTAGAAGCTGAGTAACGGTAGTTCTGTAAAAATTAAAAAACTCACTAGCTTCAGACAAAATCACATTCTCGTCGCACAAAAAGCCAAGCCTGTTTCTAAAAAACAAAATATCTTTAATTTTTCGGTCTACAAATGAAGCGCTTGGGTTACTGTCTTCATCTCCTACCAGCCGCTCTCCCCAATATGGAATTTCGTATGTAAAGGCGTTTCCCGGCGCTGTGTATGTATCGCCGTCAAGTGCTGTAAAAAGAAAAGAACCGTTTTGCAATCTAATAAGCGCATGAGGAAGAGTTTCTTCATCTAAAGCAAATTTAATTCCGGGCTGAACAGTTTCTTTCCAGACGCCAGTACCGCCAGTTCCGTTAGATGCGTCGAATTTAACCCAATACTCATCCCCCTCGTCATCGGGCTCTCCGGCCACTTTTACAATAAAGCCGTGTTTTCCTTCTGCTGGTAAATCCAAAAAGCTTTGCACCTCGTCGTTTATCAGCTTGAGTCCAGTACCGCTTTGAGAATCTGAAACTGAAATAGTAAATGCGGCGTTATTTGTGCGTCTGATATAAATTGTCGAACCAATTACTTCAGTTGTTAAATTTGCATCTGAAGAAATTGCCTGTCTTAAGAAAAAAGCAATTTTAGTTGTATTAGCGTGGTCAGCGTTGGCCCAAGTAGAAAGACTTCCTGAGCTAGTTGTTGGGGCTGTAGTAGCGTTCCCGCTTCCTGTTTTAACCCAATGGGAGGTTCCGTTAATTGTTACCTGATATTCAGCGGTATAAGCTCCTTGGGCGACAAATATCATGGCCTCATACGGTCTTGTAGGTGTTAAGTTAGCGTACTCTTGAGCAGTTTTTTGTTTATTTAAAATAAGAGTGTAATCAGCTACAGACAGACATTTTAAATCTAGATTGGCCGTAGCTGGGATATAATCAAAAGCATTGTTTCTTGTAATAACTGTTTTTTCGACGCCATTCATATCCCAAACTCTTACTGCATCGTTTGGATTAAAAACTACTGTATATCTTTCTCCTGAATCTCGGTTAATTGTGTGCCACTTTGCACCAGTTGTGTCCTCTAAAAAGAGAGCCCCAACGTAGTTAGTGCACGGACGCTTAATTAAGCCGTCAACAAGCGAGGGGTAAGCGTTAATCGATTCTTCAGCTTGCGACGCAAAGCGAAGGGCGTCGGCCTGTTGGCTCACCCCGCTGATTAAGTTCGGGATGCTGATCGAGACTAGGGCCATTAGCGTAGAATAATGCGGGCTACGTCGTAATTGTCAAAAACAGAATAATCCCCGGTATCGTTATCAAATTCTTTAAGTTGTGACAGGGCTAGCATTTCGTCATTCATCAAAGAGCGGGCGGCGTCACCAGACCCAACAACTCGATCTTGAAAAATCCTAGAAGCCCTAGTTGTGATGTAATGCCGGGCGGGCTCAGGAAGCTCCTCAAAAGATAGCAAAAGGATAATCTCTCCTTTTAAATCTTGAGTAAAAACAAAAGTATGGTTTTTTCTGTCGTACAGTTTCGTTCCTCGCTGAACAACATCCACGTCAGGATACAGAGAATTGTCAACGTCAACCCTTACAATGTTTTGGGATAGGTTAATGTTGTTGCTTACGTCTCGGGAAAATGGATAATCTTTTTCGGTGTTGAAGTGCCAGCCCATAATTTGAACGGCTCTGTCAACTTCATCAAGTACTTGGACAGCAATACGGGCGTCCACGGAAGTACCTTGAAATAGGGTATTTACAGGAGATTCACCGATAGCAGTCAACATCTGGTTAACCGCTTCCAGTTTAGTCATCGGGGTAACTGGCATATCGATAGGTATTTACTACAGAAAAAGAGAGACCCTGCAAGCCATTAGTTTGATTAGACTCGGGGAAGGAAGGCGGGGCTAAACACCCCTAATAAAGTTCCCGAGAACCAAGACTAAGACTTGCAGGGCCCTCTAAGTTAACTACGGACGAGCGGCTCCGTTGAACAACTCGACGGCGCACTCAGGGCGAAGGATACCGTGACCCATCGCGTACTTAGCGACCATGAAGTTGCCTTGGAGTTCGATCTTGTACTCGTTTTCGACGGCGAGATCGAGGAGCTTAACCGTACCAACAGCGTTTTTATGGAACACAACGCCAACGGTGTTGGAGAAGTTTCCAATATAACCGCCGTTATTTCCCTCAGAGGAAGTAACGTTGGTGCTTGGGAGGTTATTGCTCTTAACGATCTGAACGCCAGCGACGCGAACCACCGAGCCGTCCACATAGCTACCAACCGCATTGGCATTGCCAACGGCGGCGAGAGCCTGAACCAGCTTGTAGTAGTTGGCCGGGGAGAGCACGCAATAGCGCTCTTCGGACGGCACGTCGTTTTCGTCGAGTTTCTGAGCCGCGCTGTAGATGTCTTCAGCGAGGTCAGCACCCGTGGGCGTCAGAGAGCCCACATTGATGAACGAACCAGCTTTGCCACCAGAAAGGTTAGCGGAGGCCCGGGAGGCCAGCGTAATAACCTTGGCAATCGTGGTATCGAATTTCTTCGACAGCGCACGACCGAGTTCGGTGGTGTAGATGGAACGCACGTCATAGTGATTCATCGCCTCATCGATCTTCGCCACAAAGGTCGAAGCGGTCAGAAGACCGTCGATGGTGATGACTTTCTCGCTGTGCGCGATGGAGTTAATATAGGAGTTTGCCGCGAGCAACATATTGTCGCCGGGGCTGTGATACTTCGCTGTAGCTGTGCCAGTAACAGGGAACTGAGCACTCTTGCCGCTCTCAATAGTACGAGTCAGGTGCAAAGGTTTGAAGACGTTTTCAGTCTCAAACGTGGTCAGCACCTCTCCCGCAAACTTCTTGAGAAACAACTCGAGATTATCGGCGTTTCCCTGCTTCAGGCCCAAACGCGAAACGGTAGTTTCAGAGGCCATTTTGTTAGTTACCTTTCGGGTAGAGTTTCTTTTTTCCCATCCCTAGCGGGACAAGATTAAGTGTTTTTGTGCTGGTCACACCCGAGTAAAGCCTTTTCGAGTCGCAGTTGTCCCGCCGTAACGGGGCTGGCCTAATCAGACCATCTCTAAAGATGATCCCAATTTTCAAAAACTGAAATCTATTTATCCTTTGGTGGAGGACCTGTCAACCAACCTTCTGGTAGTTTTACTTTTTTAGCTGACTTCTCCCATTCCTTACCATTCCAGAAGTAAACAAACCCCTCTGTCTCCGGGCCAATCCTAAGCATTGTATCCCCGGTAGTATCAACGAATATCAGATTTTTTGTCTCTGAGGTACTCGCGCATCCTGTCAGACCAACGAGCGTGCAAAGTAGAAGGGGGAGGCCCAAGATCAGTACCCTTAACTGGCCTACTTGCATCTTTGACCTCCCCCTTAATGATTTTCCAGATAGCCAGAATAAGGGCCTCAATAAGACCCCAAAACATGGCTTAGTCCTTTTTAATCTTGGCAATCAGGGACCAACCGAGGCCAACAGCGGCTACAACGCCACCTACGATGGCTTCAACAGCGGCCTGATCAACAGTACCCTTGGCAACAAAATAGCCGCCAACGGCAGTTAGGATATGCCGAATAACGGCACTAATAATGTCAGGTGTCATGGTTTTTATTACCCTTTCTTTTTGATGGCAAACCCGCCCATCTTATTTTTCATTTTGGAATAAACCTCAGGCTCAACCGTAGATTTTTTCTTACTACGGCTAATTCCCAAGCGCTTTCTCCGATTCATGTTGGCGTACAAGCCTTTCATGTTTGTTACAGAATGTTACTGATTGCCAAACGCTGTTCAACTTCTTTTCTGTAAGCAGGGTCGGCTTTGTACTTGGGGTCAGACATGGCTCGGGTGAGCTCGGCGGTGCTCCTAAACGGCGCTGTGCTACCTTGCGTCTGAGAGCCGCTTAGAAGCTTAGGCTGTTTGTAAGAGCCCCCCTGAGCGGCTTGGTATCGGGCATACATACCCTTAACTGCCATAGCCGCTTGCTCAGAAGACCCTTCAAGCATGGAGTTGTAAACGTTTAACTCGTTCTCGGGGACGTTAGCCGCCGCCCAATCGCGCATTGCTACGAAGTTATCTTGGCCTCCAATGTCGTTAAGCAGTCCAGACGTGGACTTCTCAGCAATGGCCTTTTGGCCTTCAATGTATGCCTCAACAACTTCACGTGGGTAGCCCATCTCGTTTAGCTTTGAAAAGCTTTGATCAGATAGCTGGCCCTTTTCGCTGTACTCCTTGGAGAAATCAACGAACTTGGTTTCCCAAGCAGAAGCTACAGCCTGTTCTTGCTTAGACTGCTCTTCAGTCTTTGCTGGCTGGTTAGCTTGGTCTGCTTCGCCCTCTGCTTCAGCGCCCTGCCGGGGAGCGCCCATTTTCTTTTCCAATTCCCCGTAAGCCTTAGCGAGGTCCTCCGCGCTTTTGAACTTCTCGGGGAGCCATTGCGGGCGATCCGGGGCGTTTGTATCTACCTTGCTATCTACGGGTGCATCAGCCGGAGCCATCTCAGGCTGAATAACTACTGATTCAGTTGCCATTGTTTTCTTCCTTCCTTTCGACCCAAGTTATGGTTGTGGTGGTTCCGGGGCCTGATTTTGCGCTTGAGTCATCGCAACATCAGTAAAGCTTTTTATAGCTTGAGGACCAAGCTTGTTGGCCATCTGCATCATCATGGCGTTTTGCGAGCTTTGTGCAATCTCTTCTTGAGGTTTAATTAGACCCTCAGTCTCAATTCCTAGGGAGGTCGCCCTGCGCTTCAAATAATCTTCAATGTTAATATATTGCCCAATAGCTTCTGGGCCAAAGATTTGCCCAATCCCGGCCAAAAACATATCAAGCTTGTTTAAGTCGTTACCGCGCCCAAGGGCCTCAACTCCCGTGACAATCATGGGGCGAATAAGGTTATTTTTGGGTAGCTTAGGAAGTCGGCCTTCTTTACCCATCCGGGTCATAAGGCGGTCAACCAAAGGTAGCTGAAACTCTTGGCTCAAAATTGAGTAAGCACCGCCCAAGGCAGTCTCTAGCTCTTGTGCCATAAACCTAATCTCTTCGGCGGTAACCCGCTCGGCTTGGCGCTGAACGGAAGTATTAAGCAAAAAGGCAAAGCCAAGGCGGGTTTGAATTTCCGCCATCATCTCTTTAGCTACCCGGAAGTCAGCATACTTTTCCATTTGCAAAGCCGCTACATCATCCCGGTTGCCAGAAACAAACGATCCGTTTTTGGCTTCAGCAAGCGTTTTGGCTTTAGTTGTCCCGGTAGGACGAACCATAAAGATAACTTTAGAGGCGGCGGCTGAACCTTCTACAACGGCTTTTGTCAGCCCCTCAAGAGAGCGTAAATCGCCTAGATACTCCTCAACCAAGCCACGGCCATAATCCTCTCCGTCAACACGGCTATAGCGCAGAGGAATAAAAGGACATTTATCAATGGGGAAATAACCTTCGCTATCGGGAACTATCATCCCGTTAATTTGCTGGTACACTTCCCATTTCTTGTCTTCCCGGTGGATGCAAGTGTAAAGGTCTACGCCCTTTTCGTGAGAGTATTCTTCGCTCTTTCCTTCTTTCGGACGAAGAAGTTTTTTAGCCTCGTCAGGTAAGGCAGAAGGTGATATTGTTTCCTTTGTAACGATATGAAGCACATTCCCAAAGGCATCCCTCTTTACGACGTAATTCTCCAACTTAAAAACCCTAAGACCACCATCCTCAGGGAAATAAAGAAGCGTATTGCCCGTGACAACAAGATGCTTAAGGGCCTCAAAAATGGGGACACGAAGCGCTGAGGTTTCAACTTCTTTCATCACCGAGCGCTCGATTTCAGCAAGAGCTTTCTCAATCTCAGTTTTAATTTTTTCGTCACCGCCCATTTTCTTGAGGCGGTATTGATCAACGGCCAGCCTAAAAAACGGGGCGTTTGGCGGGAACAGCGCCAGCAATAGCTTTGCCGCTAAGTTGTTTACTCCCCGGGCTCCAATTCCTTGAAAAGGAGTAGGGTACACGGTAGCGTAGCTGTTACCCTCAGGAGGAACCAAAGTAGGTATTGTCAACTCCGCGCATTCCCGAGCCCTTTCAAGGTAAGTCTGCCTTGGGGATTCAAGTTCTCCGTAAAGCGCCGCTCCTGTTTTGTATTCGTCCATATAAATTACTCTTCGTCCGTTATATCTTCAGAATTGATTTTGACAAACAATTCCCCGTTTTCATCTTCGTAAAGCTGTATAAATCCTTCTTCTAGAAGGTATTGCAAAGCCGCGAGTATGTCTTCTTCGCTAAACTTTGAAAAATAACTAGCTCCGTTGTTTGTGCTCATTTTGGTTGGTTAAGATAAGCTAGCGCAACTGCGAAGTGAATGACAGCGCCTTTTAGTTGGTCTTTGCCAACTCCATCAGAAAAAAGAATGGTCCGTGTCCGCTCGTAACAAATGTTGTGCTTAACGTTTCCGTAGTATATGGAATCCACAGCTTTGACAGTCTGCTCTAAAGCAACAGGGTAGGCTTTCCAAAAAAGAAGGGCGTTCTTTTTTCCAATTAGAATAGCAATGGCTAAAGAAAAAAGGATTCGTTTCATTGTAATTTCGCTTCTCCTTCGCTGTTTCCAGCCAAAGCTTTTTCGAGTGTCTGTAAAGCCTCCACTACTTTTGTGTGGTCGGTTCTACTCAATAACGCGACACCGCTAGCAGTCGCAAGGATTTGAAGAGCTTCTTTTGTGCTCATTGGCTCCAAGGAAGGGGTAAGGCTGTGAAAACTGTTTGTGGGTTTTGTCTGCCTTTAATTTGATTTTCTAGATTGTCTTCAATGGCTTTTACACCTTTTTCCCCGAGTACTGTTTTAACCCATTCAATAATTTGGTTTTCTTTTAAAAGATTATATGGAGTGAAGTCTCCTTCTGAATAAGATAAACGTACAGCATCAGAAACAGTAGCTACAAATTCTCCTTCTTTCGCAGACACGCAAAATAAAACCAATATAACTACATTTTCCTTTCCGTTTTGCTCGGGCGCTACAGCCAAAGAGTCTACTGTCCAATCAAAAGTTATCATGGAGTCTCCAACTTAATTTTATATTGAGTCCCGTTCAAGTACACTATCCAATGCATATGCGCGGAGCCACCTGAGTTATTACTTAGAAGATTTCCCATGGCGTTAGCCCCACTTCCTCCTAACGAAAACGATCCATCTACTGCCGGGGAAATAGCCCCAAAACCAAGACAAACACAAAAATTTCTTGATGCTGTATCTACATTACTGTCGTATCCAATTAAAGTGTTAAACGACCCTCCACCTACGGCAGTTCCTGAATTAACTCCAATAGATGTATTGTTGTATCCTGTTGCGTACCTAAGAGCAAGATTGCCTATAGCAATGTTGTTATTTCCTACACTATTGTAAGATAATGAAAAATAACCAATTCCTATGTTTCCTCCTCCAATCGTGTTTCCAAGTAACGAATTGGCTCCAATTCCAATGTTTTGTGAACCAAAAGTATTAGAAGAGCAAGCCGACGCCCCGATTCCAACATTAGACCCGCCGCTTCGGTTGTTAAACAAAGCCCCGGACCCTAAAGCAAGATTTCCTGATCCACCTTCATTTTCTTGAAGAGCCCCAGCGCCTATGGCAACATTTGAACTTCCAATTTGATTGTCGCGAAGAGCATTATTACCAATAGCAACATTGCCAGCGGACAAATCAAGAGGAGAATCGTGAGCTAACAGCCCAGCAACTAAACTTCCGTTGCGGTTGCTTGGAAAACCACGAAATAAACGGCTTTCGTCAATATATGGAACTAAAAAACCCATAAATTAACCTTCCCAAGCTATAAATGGTTTTCCAGAAAAATTAAGACACACAATGTTTATGGCTTGAGTAGGGATAAAATTTGATTCAAAAACAAATCCTCCACCCAACTTACCCACAAGTATTCCAGTTAGTACTGTAGGGGCGTAGCCTATTCCTAAAAATAATTCTTGGTCTGATATATTCTGGATGGCGAAATACTTTCTAGATAAATTCTCAGGTGCTACTACTTGGCTAACACCCGCCGCACCTATTGTTCCACTTCTATTTGTAATTAAACCGCGAGGCGAAATAGCAGTTATGCCATTAGCCGTCCCGGTCACAAGCGATGTCATCAACGCATTTAGCGTGTCCAGCTTCGCCTCAAGTTGATCCGTGTTTAGGTTGACCGTGTCGGCATCAATACTGATGTTGTCCAGCTTGTCGATTACTTGCTGAACAGCGCCGGGAACCAAGCCCTGCCTGAGATAATTATGAATCTCAGCCTGAATCTTGGCTATACGTTTATCGTATACTTCTGTCCCTCTCGGGACATTACTGTCTCCGAACAGATCAACTTGAGGCATAAAGAATTTAGCTAGGGAGGTTTAGCCCGGTGTCGGTCCCGCCCGTCATATCAATACGGAGGGCAGAACGTCCACGCCGAAGGGGCCGCAACCGCTGTTCGCCAGCGTCGCTACCAGCCGTCTCCATTGCCGGAGCCACCTTTTCAGCGGTAGGCGTCGGAGGAGGGGTAGGCGGCGGGGGCGGGGGCGGAGGCGGAGGGGGCGGAGGAGGAGAGGGCGGGCTAGATGACATACACATATATTTAGTTCTCTTTCGTTAAGATTGTTTCGTTTTGTTCTCTGAATTTCTCTCTTAATAGGCGCACAAGCGCCCGCTGTCCAGCATAAAACCACACTTCCCTATCAGTAAAACTCAATTCAGGACACTTTTCAGGTATCCTAAACTCAAGTTCTTTTAGTAAAACTTCTGGAACAGGAGGGAATCTATCTTCTTGGTCTGGTGTTTTAAAATTCATTGTTTAATCTCTGGTGGTAAATCGTCTAACTCCTTAGATAATAAGCCTTTATCAATCTTATGTTTAGTTTCAATAAGGGCCAGTAAATTCCAAGCCGCCGCGACGTCGTGTCTTTCATCTCTGTAACCTTCTAGGTGTTTGAATATATGACGCAAGGCTGAATCTATATACCGGGAAAGAGGCTGTCCTTTTTCCCAATTTCTAGGGTTATATTTTTTAGCCCCCTCCTCAAGTTGGCGGGCAACCATATAGATGGCATGACACATCAAAAGGTCGTATCGGCCCTTACCGTCACGGGTGTCCCTTTGGGACCCGGTGGAAAACTTCTGGCGCTCTCCGCTATCCTTAACAGGACAATCGTTTACGGAACCCATAAAGCAACCTTTTTTGTTTTAAAGTTGTACTCACCATGTCGAAGGATGCGGGCGCACCTAGCCTGAACAAGCGCCTCGCCCTCCCCGAACCCTGCCTTTTCAAAAGCGGCTACAACCTTAGGCCAAGACTCTTCTACAGTTTTAAAGCCGTCCAAAAGGTCAGCCGCTTTTTTAGGACCAATCCCGGGACACCCCGGGTATCCATCCGCTTGGTCCCCGGTAAGGGTTTGAACTAGAAAATTGTAGTCTGCCCTTATTTCAGAAGTTTCCACTACTGTTTCTTCAGGGTGATTCCAGTTATAAGACAGTCCGGGGATAGTGTTAAAATCCTTATCCAAACTTACTATGATCTTTTCAATACCTTTTTCAGGAGTTGTAGCCCAAAGCCCAATAATGTCGTCAGCTTCCAAAATATGAACCCACCTAGCTTTGTGTTTAAAAATTAAGTGCTCTTTAACCTCTCCTAAAACCATAGGCTTACGCTGTGCTTTCCGATGTTCTTTGTAAGGAGGATAAATAACCTTTCTAAAGTTTTCGGGGCCAGAGACAGCTAGCAACATTTCGTCAGCCTCAATTTCTTCTTTGAGGTCCGCTAAGAACACATCAACCTTCTGCTTTGCCTCTTTCGCATCTGCGTGCAAGGTCCATATATCATTGCCCCAATTTGTGGGAACCTCGCACAAACCAGACTGCTGGTACGCTACAATGTCCCCGTCTACCATTGCTATTCGTTTCATGTTATTTGTATACCTCCCTTTTTAGTTTTGTTATTTGTCGTTTAATTGTTTGACGGCGGGCTTTCCCAGCCTGATAGAAGTTAAGCGCCAACTGGATTTGGCGTTTTTTCTCACGGCTAAATGGGTAAATGCACGCCAAGAATCTAAGTGCTTGGTTGCCATAAATCCGCCATTGATAAGACGGACGCCACTTTGGTTTGTCTTTGTAATGAAACCTTCTAATGTTGCCGCCAAAACGCTTGTGAGCGTCACGAAGAACTGTTGGATAGCACGCATGAATCTGAGCCATAACTGTGCCCTCTGATTCGATCCGCACCATCCCTTCTCCGTCAAAGTATCCGGCCATGTAGCTCTCATCCCATTCCCTCCTTTGCATTTTAGTGTGTTTCTGCCCAATTTAGCCCAACTCTGTATTCGCCGTCTAATGGACAACGAAAATTAAAAGACTTCCCGGCATCCCTTATTGCCTCAACTCCAATCTTACCCACTTCTTCTGCTATAGATTCTTTAGCCTCAATCTGCATTTCGTCGTGTATATGGGCTACAATAGCGTAGTCCTCGCCAAACTTGTGTCCAAGGCTTTCCATCTTAACTACAAAGTGGATAGTCGCCATCTTCATCACCAACGCCCCGGCTGATTGAAGCAAAGTGTTCAGCGCGGCGTGTTGGCTTCTGATCGGAAGTTGCCTACCGTCGAGGCCGATGAGGTGGCCCTTAGACCTGACAGCCCTCTCAACTTCCTCGCGTAGCCTTTTAAGCGCCGGGGTTTTGTTGAGGAACTCTTGCTTAATCCTTCGCCCCTCCTCTTGCCCTTTGCCAATAATGTTCCCAATCTTTTCGTCTCCCGCACCGTAGAGGAACGCATAGATAAACGTTTTGGCATTGTCTCTCGTAGGTAAACCAGCCGCCCGCTGGTTGACCGTGTGAATGTCTCCCTTTGTGAGCTCGTTCGCGTACGCTCCATCATCAAAACGAGCCATGAAGTGGGCGAGACAGCGAAGCTCCAAACCTGAAGCATCGCATCCAACCAGCCTCTTTTCAGACGGGACATTAAATAGTTCACGGCACTCCTTTCCGTATTCACTCCCCACCCGGGGGACCTGAGCCATGTTGGGTTTTGAATGGGTACAGCGGCCCGTAACTGCGCCATTTGTTGTTACCCTCCCGTGGATGCGGCCATCTTCCTTGACCATCTTCATCCAAGCCTCCTTGCCCTCGGCAAGTTGGCCAATTCGTTTCTGAATCAGGAGATACTCTAAAAGCGGTTTGGCCTCTGCATAGCCCAAGCGGCTAAGAGCCGAGAGCACCGCTTCGTCAACTTTTGGCTTCCCATCGGGAGTAAACTCTGATGGCTTCCATCCATATTTTGTAATAAATCTTTCCGCAATTTCTTCCCTGCTCCCGGGGTTGAACGGAATCTCTTTTTCTTTCGCCTTGCCATCTTTAATGTTTTCCAACGCTACTTTTTGAGTCGTTTTGTTGGCCTTGGCCCAAGCCTTGGCGGCTACGGTGGCCTCTGCCTTTGTGTTGTAAGTCTGACCCTCAAAGAGGTAGGTGCAAGTCTTCATCTTTTCTACGCTTGGAGCAAATACCCGCCTCATTTCAGCCTCTAACTCAATGCGCCGCTTGGCCAAAGTTACGTAAAGGCCATTGGCTTTCTCCTTGTCAAAAAGAA